ACTGGGACGCCGGGATCGTCGGCGAGCTGCGCGCGCGGGCCGAGGCGATCCCGACGCCCGAGGGTCGGGCGGAGTTCGTCGGCGACCTGATGCTGGCGGCGGCCGCGATCGGCCTGGGCGAGACGGACAACCCCGACGTCCTGCGGCGCATGGCGGTGTCGTCGGTCGATCTGGCGCGGCTGGACCCGCCGCCCGAGGTCGCGGCCCCCGCCGCCCTAGGCACCACCACCAACCAGAGAGAGGAGGCCTGACATGGCCACGAGGAAGACCAGGACCAAGACGGCGGCGCCGAACCTGCCGGTGCCCCAGGACGACGCCCAGGCGCGCAGCGCGATCCTGGAGATCGGCCGCGAGCGGCGCGAGGTCGACCGGCTCAAGGCCGCGATGAACGACGAGATCGCGGCCATCAAGGCCCGCTACGGCGCCCAGGCCGAGCCGCATCGGGAGCGCGAGACGGCGCTGACCGAGGGGCTTGCGATCTTCGCGGAGGCGAACCGGGCGCGGCTGACGGACGGGGAGAAGCGCAAGCACGCGCTGTTCTCGACCGGCCGGATCGGCTGGCGCACCAAGGTCGCGACGGTGCGGGCCAACCCGAAGGCCGCGGGCGTCGCCGACGAGGCGGGATTGATCGCGAAGCTGCGCGACCTCGGGCTCGCCCGGTTCGTGCGGGTCAAGGAGGAGCTGAACCGCGAGGCGATGCGCGAGGAGAAGGCCGTGGCCTCTGCCGTGGCCGGGATCACGGTCGGGTCCGAGGGCGAGGATTTCTGGGTCGAGCCGGACGACGACGCGCTGCAGGAGGCGGTGGCATGAGCGGCGAAGCGATGTGCGAGGACGTGGGCCAGGCGTTCGACGTGGCGACCGACCTGCGGGCGATGGCCGCCCTGAAGGCGCTGCCGCCCGAGGCGACGGCGCTGATGTTCCGGGCGGCGAACCGGATGGACCAGGCGGCCGTGACGATCCGCAACCTGAAGCTGGAGGCGGCCGCCATGCGCGCGGCCGCCGGGATCGAGGAGCCGGCGTGATGGGGGTCATGGAGGACGGCATCACGATCGACCGCACGGCGCCCATCGTCGCGGAGCTTCGCGACCGGGCAACAGCCCTCGACACCCCGCGTGATCGGCTGGAGTTCGTGGCCAATGCGATGGTCGCCGTCGCGCAGGTTGCGATCTTCGAGGGCGTCGACATCGAAGACATGAAGAAGGCGGCCTTCGGCGCCCTCTTCATCGCCGCGAACTCCGGCACCGCGAAGGAGAAGCCCGATGCGTAGGGGCCTGGAGATGGGCGGGGTTAGCCCCATGCTGATCGATCTGATCGAGGACGTCGCGGCGCGGGTGAGCCGCGGCGGGGCGCATGCGGCCGCGACCGCCACGGGGCTGGAGGTGCTGGCCCTGGTCCGCGCCGTCGAGATCATCGCCGGGGGGCTGGAACGCAGCGCGGCGGCGATGCAGGACCAGGCCGCCGCCGAGGAGGCGCTGCGCGCCTCGGTGGTCGAGCTGGCGGGGCGGACGTCGTGAGCCGGCGCGGGGATCGGTGGATCGACGCCGACGACTTCGCGCTGCTGGCGGAGCTGTCGCCGCATATGGGCCTGTCGATCCTGTCGGAGTTCGCGACGGGCGAGCGCCAGCGCTTCCGCGGCAAGGCCTTGGCCGTCCGGCGGCATCGGGGCGGGCTGCAAGTCGACGCGCGCACCCTGCCCGGGCCGATGTTCGACGACTGGTTCCAGATGGAGCTGCCCTTGGTGCCCCTGGAGGAGCAATTCCGGGAGGGGCGGCCATGAACCGGACGATCATCGGCAACCTCATGCCATACGAGCTGGCCCGCGCGCTGCAGGTGGCGCCGGACGCGCGCGACGTCAGCGATCCCGAGGCGGCGGAGCTGATGCGGCGGGCGGCGCGGCTGCTGGAGGAAGGCGACTACGGCGCGGGCACGTTACCCTGCGGGGCATGCGGCCACACGGTGATCCTGTGAAGGGCGACCGCGGGCGCCATGCCGACCTCGCCATGATCCACATGGCGGCCAAGGGCCTGTTCGGCGACGTGTCGACGGGGGGCGACGGCCGGGCCGACTACGAGGCCTGGCTGGAGCGGCACACGGGGGCGCGTTCTGCGGGCAAGCTGTCGCCGCGCGCCCGCCGCGACCTCGTCGCCACGATCCGCCGCGAGAAGCTGATCCCCGACCGGCCCCGCGGCGAGCGCCCCGCCAGCCGGGACGCGGACCGCCCGACGCGCGCGCAGTGGGCGAAGATCGCGGGCCTCGCCCGCCGGCTGGGCTGGGACGAGGGGCTGGAGGACGCGCGGCTGCGCGGCTTCGTCCGGCGCACGGCCAAGATCGACGACGCCCGGTTCCTGTCGAGATCGCAGGCGAGCGCCGTTATAAGCGGCCTGGAGGCCTGGACCGCGCAAAGGGGGACCGGCGATGAACTGCCCGAAATGCGATAGCCCGACGACGTGCTACGGCTCCGAGAGCTTCGGCACCAGCCGCCGGCGCTACCGGCGCTGCACCGAGTGCGACCACCGCTTCACCAGCTACGAGGAGGCGGGCGGCGCCCCGGTGCGCCGGCACGTCCCGCGCCCCGCCGATGGGCCCGCGAACGACGACAGGCCCGGGCGCAAGGTGCCCGGCGCCGCGGGGGGCGGGCGATGACGGGCTTCGCCGAGGACGCGCTGGCCGGGGCCGTCGCGCGTCGGCAGGTTCGGTCCGTCGTCATCAAGGACGCCGAGGCCTTCGAGGCGCTGACCGACCAGCTGCGCCTGGCGCTGACGCGGGCCTGGACGCGGCGGATGCGCGAGGGGACGATCGAGGCGCTGGACCGGCTGCGCGAGATGGGGCCCGGCGCCTTCACCCCCGACGACGGGGCGGAGATCGTCGCCGTGCTGGAGCGGTCGGTCGGGCCGGAGGCGATCCGGTCGGCGATGCGCGACCCGGTCCTCAACCTGTCGGACGCGCTGTTCCGCCTGGGCGCGACCGAGGTCGGCGAGGCGGCCGGGATCGACATCGCGTTCCAGCGCCCCGACCGCGACGCCATGGACGCGCTGAAGCGCGGCAACGTGATGTGGACCGGGCACAGCTGGACCGCGCAGACGCAGGGCCGGCTGGAGGCGATCATGGACGCCTATTTCGAGGAGGGCTGGGCGCGCGACCAGCTGTCCGCGCGCATGGCCGAGGACTTCGCCGACGCGACCGATCGCAGCGCGGCCTACTGGGACGTGCTGGCCGACACCACGGCGTCGCGCACGCGCGAGATCGGCCGCGTGACGGGCTATGAGCGGGCCGGCGTGGCGCGGGTCAGGGTGCGCGCGCAGCTCGACGAGAGCACCACGCCGATCTGCCGGCAGATGCACGGCCGCGTGATCGAGGTCGGGCGCCTGCGCGCGCAGGCCGAGGCCTACATCGCCGCCTCCGATCCGCCGGACCTGGACGCGGCCAAGCGCGCCTGGGTGATGCACGGCGACGCGGCCGACCTGACCGACATCCCCGACGACGCGCTGCCCCGCGGCACTGCGGGGCCGCCCTACCACTTCCGCTGCCGGACGATCACCGTCGCGGAGTTCTGATCGGCCGCCCGCTCCGGACGCAGGCGACTGATTCCATACTGGAATCCCGCTGTTGCGCGGCCGGGGGCTGGACGCGCCGCCCCGGCGCGGGGCAGCGTGGGGCGATCCTGAAGGAGCCCGCCATGACCCGCTTCGCCCTGCCCGCCGCCATCGCCCTGACAGCCCTCGCCTCATGCGGGGAGGAGGAGACGGCGGTCGACCGCGCCCTCGCCACGGGCGAGCTGGGGATCACGCTCGCCGAATACCGCACCGGCAGCGACGAGGCGCGCGCCGCCTACGTGATGCGCCTGGTCGAGGCGCGCGCGCGCCCGGTCGAGGATCATCCGACCTACGTCGCCTGCCTGGGCGGCTACGCCTGGTCCAAGTCCCCCGACCTGGCCGCGCCCGACGTGTTCGGGTGGTGCGAGGCCGACGCGGAGAACGACCGCGAGGCGTTCGAAGCGAGCTTCGACGAGCTGGCGGCCGAGGACTTGACCTTCCACGCGAGCGACATGTGCAAGCGCTACGTGACGACGCAGCTGGTCGCTCCGGCGACGGCCGATTTCGGCGGCTGGCGCCGCGAGGCGATGGGCCGGCATCGCTATCTGGCGCAGGGCCATGTCGACGCGCAGAACGCCATGGGCGCGCAGGTCAGGACCCGCTTCATGTGCGAGATGCGCTATGACGGGCCGGCCGGTGAGGACAGGTTCGACGACGCCTATTTCGACTACCGCAACTGGGACATGCTGGCCTTCGAGACGTTCTGACCGTAGCGCGTCACGCGCCACGGCCCGAGGTGTCGGCATGCGCAGCGGCATCTCGCGCCGCGTCCTTGGCCGCGGCGCGACAGCGCTTGGCCTCGCCCTCCAGCATCGCGATCTCCTCGCCGACCCATTCCGGGCGCGTTCCGCGTCCATGCACGGCGACCAGCTCCTGGATGCGGCGCTTGCAATCTCGGGCGAGGCGCAGCCAGTGCTCCTCATCGGTCTCGGTCTCGAAATCGCTCATCTTCGTCCTCGCATGTAGGCTTCCAGGGTGCGTTCGATGCGGTCGACGCTCGCCGCGATGTCCTCCATCGCGTCGGCCTGTCGCCGCTCCGCGTCGGTCGCCGGGCGGACGATCTCCTGATGCGGGGCGGTCGTCGGGGCGGGCTCGGAGGGCTTCTTCGCGCGCCCTTTCGTGGTCGCGACGGTGATCGCCGTGCCCAGGAGGACGCCGACAGCCGTCATCGCCTCGGGCGTCATCCATTCGGGTAGCGGCATCGTGTCAGGCCTTGCTGGCGACGTTCACGGCGGACCAGAGCGCGGCCATCGTGATCGGCAGGTAGATCGCCACGGCCAGCGAGACCGTCAGCGGGGAATTGAAGGCGAAGGTGACGGTGAGCATCGCGAAGACGGCACCCACGATCGTCGCGCCGAGCACCCGCAGCCAGGGCGAACGGCGCCAGCGGCCGTTGATCAGGATGCCGGCTAGGGCGAAGGCCCCGGCTGCGAGCTCGATCGCGCCCCAGGCCCATTCCGGCATGATAGCGAGGTGCCCGGCGTAGATCAGCGGGGCCATGCTGGCGGACGGGAGCAGCAGCGCGCCACCGCGGAAGATCACGATCACGGCCAGCACGATCTCGGCGCTGCGCGTGTCGAGCGACCACAGCCATGGCAGGAGCCCGCGGAGGGTGAGGCGGGGGGTCATGGAAGGGGACCTCCACATATGTCCCGGAGTTCGCCGCGCAGCCATGCCCAGGCCGCACCGAGGCGGACGCCCGCATACATGGCGCCGCGCCAGAATGCGGGCATGCCCAGCACCGCCAGCGCCTCGGCGAACACGCGGTCCGCCTCGTCGCGCGGGTGTTCGTCGGCGAGCATCCAGTCGTGCAAAGCGGCGGCCTGGATGTAGTCGGGATGCGCGGCGGGGACGAATGCGCGCAGCGGCAGGGGAACCGACGCCCCGTCGAAGACGAAGCCCCGGGGCACCACGATGACGGCCGAGGGTCGGGCCAGGCCGCCCACCGCGTAGGAGAAGGCCCGTGCGGTGCGCCAGCTCGGGCGCTGCCAGCCGGGGGGCAGCAGCCGCCGCCAGCCGCGGGGGCGGCCGGCGACGGCGGTCACCGTCAAGGGGGCGGTGAAGCTGGACATCACGGCAGGGCCATCGCGACCAGCAGCCCGACGAGGTCGAGCGCGCTGGTCAGTTCGCCCATGTCAGGCGACCCGCTTGTCGATCACCGACCAGACGACGCCGATCAGCGCGATCAGCGCACCGACCGTCGTCTCGGCCTGGGCGCTGGTCAGGGCGCCGCTGGCGACGAGGAAGCCGCCGCCGGTGGTGAGGATATGGCGGACGATGCCGAGGGCGGCGGGCTTGAGGCGGTTCATCATGGTGTTCTCTCCAGTGCTTGGGTTGCGATCCCGGCGATGCGCCGGAGCGCCGTCGCCGGGTCGGTCGCCGCCCCGACCGGCACCGTCGGGTGCGCGGCCGGGGCCGGGACGAAAGGGCCGGCAGGGTCCTCCGGCGCGGGCGTGGGGGTGGGGCGCGGCGTGGCGACGGGGATCCCCGCGGCGCCGCGATAGATGGCCTCGGCCAGCTGGTCCTTGGCCTCGTCGGCGATCGCGCAGGAGGGCGCGTGCGAGCCGAAGTAGGGCTCGACGATTACCGCCGGGGCGCGACCCTGCCAGAGCGACCGCCCGCCGCGGTCGTGCCGGCCGCGGGCCTTCACGCCGCGGTCGCGGGCGCCCATGACGCGCAGCATCTGCGCCTGGACGGAGGCGGCCAAGGCGCGCGACCCCGACGTGCCCGAGGTGAGCGTCTCGCACCCATGCGCGGCGGCGGACGCGGCGGCGTTGAAGTGCAGCTCCACCGACACGTCGGCGCCCCAGGCATCGACCTCGGCATAGACGCGATCGATCTCGGCCGAGTAGCCGCCTTCCGGCGTGCGATGGAAGATGCGGACCCGGGCCGGGTCATGCGCGGCGATCAGGTCGGCGAGATGCGAGTTCCAGTCGAACTCGGTCACGGCGTCGGTGACGCGCACGGCCCCCTCGTGGGCCTCGTTGTGGCCGACGACGATGGCGATGCGGGTCACGTCGCGGCCTCCACCGGCTCGATCGCCAGCAGCGCGGCGTGCAGGCGGAGGATCGACGCGGCCTGACCGTGCACCTTGGTGAAGGCGTTGGCGGAGCCCGCGTAGCGGCGCAGGCGCCAGGCGAGGTAGTCGGCCAGCAGCCCGGCCGGGTCCTCGTCCTGCGCCTGGGCCACCGCGGCGCGCGTGTTCGGGCCGAGG